CCCTAAAGCCGCCCCTGAAATAGCGGTAGAAACTTCTTGTAAAGATACTCCAGAGTCATTCCACTGAGAACCATCGTATACACGAATTTTACTAGAGACTGTATTGTAGTAAGTGTCTCCAGCAGAATGGCCCGTAGGGTCGCTAGTTAGGTGCAAAAGACCTAGCGGTACGACGTAACTACGGGCCATCTGTAAAACTCCTCACTTAATGTTTAAACAATATACTACAGAAAGTGAGTGCTAAGCCTTTACTACTACTCTGTAGGACTTAGTTGTAATTGGCGCTACCGCAAATCCAACTGTTACGGATGTTGTGGTTACATAAGCAACGTCTGTAACAACTTCCATCTTGGTTGCTGTATCCCAAACGGTAACCATAATATCTTCAGTTCCTAGGTTGTGTGTAACTGTGAACGCTGTAGTTCCAGATGCTCCACCATCGGTTGAATCTCCAGTAATGGTTGTTGCATAGGTTCCAAGTTGACCAGAGAGACCCTGTACACCTTGTACGCCTTGCGTACCCTGTGTGCCGTCAGTTCCCTGAGTACCTTGAGAACCAGTGGTTCCCTGTACACCAGTGGCACCATCAAGGTTGATAGACCATGAGGTAAAGGTTCCTGAACCAACAATGTCCTTAACATCTACAACAAGAGTGTTAGTACCTGATGTGTAACTGACTACAGTTGCATGCATGTACGCTGCATCGCTATGTGCAATTACTACGTCTTGAGCAACTGAGTAAGAAAGGTCTGGATCATCTAGAACAAAACTTACGTTAGTTGCTACAGCAACTGCGTTAGAAGTTGAAGATGATGTACGGTAGCGGTCAGAGTGCCCCTGGGTACCCTGAGTACCGTCGGTTCCCTGTGTTCCTTGAGTTCCATCTGTACCCTGCGTTCCCTGTGTACCATCGGTACCTTGGGTGCCTTGAGTTCCGTCTGTTCCCTGAGTTCCCTGAGTTCCGTCAGTTCCCTGAGTACCTTGTACGCCTTGAGCGGCAAGTAGGTCCCAATATCCCTCTACTCCACCAGGGGTGTAACCAGCAGAGGTGTAGACATTGCGGTACCAAAGTTGTCCGCCGTAAGTAACAACATCACCTGTTGTGTAGATGACTCCTGGGTCATACGCACCGAGGTAGTTCCAGAGAGCGGCAGTACCTTGAGTACCATCGGTACCTTGGGTTCCTTGGGTTCCGTCTGTACCTTGGGTACCTTGAGTACCATCGGTGCCTTGTGTTCCCTGTTGTCCATCAAGACCCTGAGTTCCTTGTACACCTTGGGTTCCGTCTGTACCTTGAGCGCCCTGAGTTCCATCAGTTCCCTGAGTACCCTGCGTACCTTGGGTTCCCTGTGCACCTTGAGTACCATCAGTACCCTGTGTGCCTTGGGCTCCATCGGTTCCCTGGGTTCCCTGTGAACCTGTAGTTCCCTGAACACCCGTAGCACCGTCAAGGTTTACTGACCAAGAACCAGAAGTTCCTCCGCCAGTATAGTCCTTGATATTGAAGGTAAGTTGACCGTTGCTGCCGTTGTAATTGGTTACTGTTGCATGCATCAAGTTATTTGCGTCAGACGCAATAACAATGTCTTGACCAACAGAGTAACTTAGCCCTGCTTCAACAGTAAATGTTACGTTATCTGCTACTTGTAGTGTGTAAATATCTGTGGAAGTTGTGCGGTAACGGTCTGAGTGTCCGTCGGTACCTTGTGTTCCATCTGTACCTTGAGTACCTTGTGTTCCGTCGGTACCTTGAGTACCTTGCTGACCTTCAGTTCCCTGTGCGCCTTGTGTTCCATCAGTGCCCTGAGTTCCCTGAGTTCCATCAGTGCCTTGAGCACCTTGTGTACCGTCTACACCCTGTGTGCCCTGCGTTCCTTGAGCACCACGAGTACCTTGAGTTCCCTGTGTACCATCAGTTCCTTGTGTACCGTCGGTACCCTGAGTTCCCTGTTGACCTTCAGTTCCTTGTGTTCCCTGTGCGCCGCGAGTTCCTTGTGTACCTTGCTGTCCTTCAGTACCTTGAGCACCCTGTGTGCCATCTGTACCTTGAGTGCCCTGTGTTCCATCTGTGCCCTGGGTACCTTGAGAGCCAGTTGTACCTTGTACACCTGTTGCTCCATCAAGGTTAATTGTCCATGAAGAGTAGTTTCCAGAACCAACAATGGTATGAATATTTATTTGGATGTAATTAGATGGCACTGTCTCGTAGTAAGCAACAGTTCCAGTCATGTAGTTATTAATGTCGTAAGCAACAACGACATCTTGACCTACTGAGTAAGAAAGATTTTCGTCATTTACATAGAAGACTACGCCATCTGCTACTGCAATATCATTTGCGGTATTAGAGGTTGTCTTATAGCGGTCAGAGTGACCGTCTGTACCTTGAGCACCATCGGTACCTTGTGTACCCTGTGCGCCATCAGTACCCTGAGTTCCTTGGGTACCATCTGTGCCTTGAGTTCCTTGTGTGCCATCGGTTCCCTGAGTTCCTTGCTGACCGTCTGTGCCTTGAGTACCTTGGGTGCCATCAGTTCCTTGGGTACCCTGAGTACCATCAGTTCCCTGTGTTCCCTGGGTACCGTCTGTTCCCTGTGTACCTTGGGTACCATCGGTGCCTTGTGTACCCTGTGTGCCGTCAGTACCTTGTGTGCCCTGAGTTCCCTGTGTTCCCTGAGTGCCTTGAGTTCCGTGGGTTCCCTGAGTTCCCTGTGTACCTTGAGCACCATCAGCACCTACATAACCTGCGGTTCCTTGTGTACCTTGAACACCATCAGTACCTTGTGTGCCTTGTGTACCTTGAGGACCAAATGCAATCCACGCAGTTCCATTCCATTGCTTAATGTACTTGTCGGTTGTGTCATAGTAAATCTGACCTTCGACAGGGTTTGTTGGTTGGCTGGCAGTTGAAAGGTTTTGAATGCGAGCATTCTGAAGTTCAAGTTTTCCAAGGTCTATTGGAGTCAAAAATTTTCTTGCCATTCGGTTATCTCCTTAAGATAAGTAGGCTTCGCCTGAAAACGCTGTTGCAAATGTGACTGTTAAGGAGTCCGAATTAGTGTATGTGATCTCGCCTTCGACTATATTACCAGCCGAATCCTGCACTGTAATGTTAGGGTAAAAATGCAAATTGTGGGTGATAACCCACGTACTATTTGCTACCCCTTGGGTGTGAACATACGCCACTCTTTGTGGAGTAAAGTATAGGTTTGTTACACCTTCAGATAAGTCATCTGTAGTGCCTAGTGATGTTCCAGAGATACCTTGAGTACCAGGTTCTCCTTGGGAACCCTGTACACCTTGTGTTCCACTGCCTGTAGATCCCTGTACACCTTGGATACCTGTTGTTCCTTGTGTACCTTGCGCCCCACCACCAGGTCCAATCGGTCCTTGTGCGCCTTGTATTCCTGTTCCAGTTGCGCCCTGGGTTCCTTGTGTTCCTTGAGTACCGCGAGCACCGCCTTGACCAGGACCGACAATAATCGTTGGACCCTGTACACCTTGAACGCCATTGCACTGACCACAACTGCAACCAACTACATGGCTAACGCGTGTCATACGGTAGCCTCTCGTGTAACAAACAGCGCTCCTCGCATGTAGGTTTGTTCGTACCCTGAATCATCAGATGCTGATGCTTGAATATCCCAGAAGCAAAGATCTGGTAAAGCCTCTGTTTGTTGACTTGTAAGTGTCAAAGTTAACTTTGTGTTATCTCCATCAACAAACTCAATGTCAAATGCTGCAAGAGGAATACCATCACCAAACTGCATGTGGATTTCAGACTTCCAAGTATAGGCTGTTACGTCAAATGGGAACTGCAGAGTAACTTCAAATGAGTCACCTTGATATGCGTTTAAATCAAATGTAGGAACATCCGATGGGAACTGTTGAGAGCCATAGGTAGGCATTGGCAGGAGCGCCCTTTGAGGCATAGAACGATCGTCCACTTCTTGAGGAAGATAGATAGGCACATAGCGGTTGCTGAATTTAGCAATACGACGAAGTTGGAACATGTCGATCTTGTAGAGACCGATACCCAACTGTGAGCACAACTCAACGTACTGAGCCTTACGCTGCTGAGTCATATCCATCAATTGACGGTAACGCTCGGAGCGAGGAATCTGTACGCCATCTGGGGCGGTAATATCAATGTCAAATGCGGCATCGTTAGCCAAAGTGTAAAGGGCTAAAGTAGCGGCGTAAACAACTACTGGGTACTCTTCAACACCAGGAAGATTAGCGATAGTCACACCGCGACCGTATGGGTCAGCATGATTCTTTGTGTGCTGGTTAAACGCATCAGTGATGAAGTTGCAAATTTCGTTGTTAGTAAAGTAACGGTAATACGTTCCAGCAACAACGATTGGTGCCCCAGCATTTGGGAGAGAATCAAAGGTTATGTAACCAGTCTCTTCTTCGACAAGAACAGCGTTAGATACATCTGACCCATTAACATGGATAATAAGGTTTGCACCATCTACAGGAGAGTATGGAACAAGGTAACGGTTTGTGATTCCGTCTGCTGTTGTCTGGTAGACAAAGGACTTGCCGATATCGCCTATCTCAGAACGAAGGCGTTCCGCCAGACTGGATAACGTAGCCACAAAACCTCCGAAAACTGTTTGGCGTAATCATCTCGTGTTATTCACAATATGTACGCATAAAAAGGTCCGACCCCCAACTGGGAGGAGGGCGGGAACCAGTTGAGGGTCAGACTACTAGCGACGGCTTAGTTTGGCCGCCAAATATATCCAAGTTCTTCGAGATAATTTGCTAGGTCTGGAGATACGCGGTACTTAACTCCTGCTTTAAAAGAGAGAGTATTTCCGACTCCGTATGTCATATCGTCAATATCAGTGATTGTACGAATGATTACTGAGTTGTTTGCTGTACTTACTCCGACGTTTTCAATCTCGTCAAGAACAATAGGTGCTGTTGCATTCGTTGGATCGAATACGTTGTTTTCTAGTGTCTCTGCCTCAACCTGAGCCGCAATTGAAATCTCATCTTTGCGGTCCTGAAGTGCCTTTGCATTCTTCTTCGCTGCTTGTTCTGCAGCGCGTCCTGTTGCGTCCAATGGACTTGTTGGTGTATTTGCCACGGTGTATTTCTCCTAAGTTAGTGTGGTGTTAAGTGGTGGCTGGGGGCCAAAGAAGGAGTATGACCCCCAGACACCTATTAAGTTGTAAAAGTTATTACAAACCAGTTATTAGTTTGTGTAGACTTTCACGATAGCCTGATCGGTAATGACACCGAGGCCCCAGATTGCGTACCATGCAAGAGCGTGCTCACGACCGAAGTCGAGAACGCCACCATCGCGGAGTTCAACTGGAAGAGCGATAGCGTGACCAAAAGCGTTGTCACCAATCATGATTGACTCATAGACTGTTGCAGACGCTGTTGAGTCTGATCCACCTGCTGGGTATGGTGAAGTTGAACCTTCTGGGTTTCCACCCTGACCAGGAGCGGTGTTAGCCTTTACAGGGACATCGGTCTGGTATGAAGGAGCACCAACAAAGTTGGTATAGTCAACAACAGATGAAGAAGCGAACTGCTTGACCTGTGTTGTTTCGATGAAGACTACGTCGTAGAGACGACCGATTTCACCGAGCATGAAGTTACCTGGAGCAGCGTACTTTGTAACTTCGATGAACTCTGGGTTCGAACGAATGTCACGAGACTGCTTTGGGTGGATGAACTGGACGTAAGTCTCGCCCAACCGTGGGATGTTCTTGGAAGCGAGGGTAAGGGCAGCATCCTTGACAGCACCTGTAGACAACTTGAAAGCGCCTGTGAGGTCTGCGATCTTTGTACCCTTTGTACCTTCGTTGTACCAATCGTTTACACCCTGGAGTGAAGTACGGTCATAACCGAAGACAGCAGATGTCGCAGCAGAGAGTGTGTTGCGAGCCTGGATGTCGAGGTACTGAGCCATGTGACGGCCAAGAAGACGTGAAGCAGAAGCCATGATGTCATCGAATGATGAGTTCAAGAGCAACTCAGAGACAGCAACGCCGTAACCCTGTTCTGCAACTGTGATTGCAATCTGCTCTGCTGTGAGAGCGTTTGTTGTCATACGAACACCTTCTGTAAGAGGTGTTGGA